AGGGTCAGAGTTATTGACTCGAGTTACTACCGTGTCAATTCTGTCCTTAAACTCTGTAGCAGAGATATCGTTACCAATAATATCAGCCATCTTAGCCTGAGATACTTTGCGGTCAACACCAAAGTAGCCTTGCAAACCATAAGCACGAAGTGTTTCATTGTAAGAGTTTTCTAGTTCTAGGTATGTTGATTCATCTATTACGTTAAGTCCAGCAGCACGGCGAATCTCATTGCCACGGAAACGATTAATATAAGCAGTAGTCTTGCGTAGTTCTACTGCGGCTTGGTTTTCGCCAAGCCCTGCTTCCATAAACTTTTTGATTTCTGGTACTAGTTCTTCTAATCCGTAATCTCTAAATGTGCTTTCAAGTAATGTGTATGCATCTACATCTACCGTTGACTTGTACTTATTACCAGAAGCAATAAGAGTCTTAGTCGTTCCATCAGAATAAACACCAATTACATTGCCATAAGCATCTGTTTCAGTAGATACCAATGTTGCGGTAGGTGATGTGGTTTGACTAGTAACCTGTGAGGCAGGGTTAACATTTGTTGAAGTAACAGCAGTAGAACTACCTGCTGCACCAAAACCCATTGGACTGATAATGCGATACTCGCCTTTACCGCCTGCACCAGTACGAACAAACTGAACTGTAAAGCCTTGGGCTACTTGCTCATCTGTAAGTGTTGGTTGCTCCTGTGCTTTGTAGGCAGCAGTTACTCTTTCGTTAAATGCTGTGTTGCTTTCACCCTTCATTTTTTTCATAGCATCTGGGTTAATAGCGCCAATTTCTGCTGCTGCATTTTCCAGATTAGAAATACTTGTTTGGGTTTTAGCAATCTGTGCATTTACTCTATCAAGCAAAAGTTCATCAGGGGTTTTAGCAATAGCAGCCTTAGCAGCAGGTACGGTAGCGGCGGCAGCACGCATACCAGCGGCTTTAGTCTGCTCATCTACTACAGGTGTAGAGTTAAAAGAAGATTCATTTATTCTTGCCATTATGCCATTAGTCCAAACGTACGTAGGATTTCAGAAGCATAACCTGCTGCTTCTTCACGGGCTTCTTCTGACTTAAGCCATAGCGGTTTAGTCTTAGCATTTGTTCGCAATAACTTTTTATAGTCAGTCAAACTCATAACTCCACTCTGTGGTTTACCAGAAGCATCTTTATTATCTAATGCCATTTGAATGTCTTCGTCAAAAATACTTATTGAATTATCTGGAATACCAAGAACCTGACCCTTATAGTAAGCAAACTGATTAGCAATGTCAGATACCTTTACACCTTCATCAAGAAGATTAGAAATATTTGTATAGCGAGCCTTTGCTAATGTGCGGATACGCTGCTTTTGCTGGTCAAGGTTTCCTTCTGTCAGCGCTCCGCCAACCTTCATGCCTTCCATAACATCATCTAATAATTCTTTTGATGTTCTGTTAATACCAAAGTCTGATGCATACTGCTTAAGAAGTGTAACCGCCTGAGCAATACTTCCATTACCTTCTGTAATCTTTTCTAAAGGAGTTCCCAAAACAGATGGCTTTAAAATGCTTGCTTTAATACGGGCATAGTCTTCTTCTGTTAAGCGAGTATCGGTTACTGTTACAGTAGAACCACTAACCTTAGACTTACGTTGTGCGTTTTTTTCTGCCAACTGAACAGCATTAAAGTACTTATTCTTTTCATCTTCTGTAGCATCGCGACCAAGCATGCTAACAAAAAATTCATTAATGTCTTGGTTTGCTTCACCACGTGATGTTGCTACCTTTTCGGTATCTATATTTCTGCCACCACCAGTGTATGCAGATTTGCCAGACAACCATGGAGAGTAATCATCAAAAGTAGTTTGTCCATTAACTGTAAACTTTTGAACATTTTCAACGCTGTGCTCATTGGCTGACTTTAAGATAGCGCCATTAAATGCTGACTCTGAACGGGTTACATAATCCTTCTCACCCATAAAGCCACGCTCATAAAGCATCTTGCGTAGAGACTCTTGGTTCTTTCCATACGCGCCTTTAACGCGAGCAACAACCTCACTAGCATTTAGGATTTCTGATTGACCAACATCTTTTGATGGCCAAAAATATACTATTTGAAACTCGCCAGTTGGCTTACCATTATTATCTGTAATCTGTTGTTGAAGTTGTAGATTTCCGTATTGGTCAAAGGCTACCTTTAATTTTCCATTAGGCCCAAACCTATCGTTAAGAAGATTCTTATCTTCGTTTGCTTTTTTAGAGGCAGATGCCCTGGCGGTTGCTGCATTTTGTGCTGCACTTCTGGCTGCATCAGCAGATGAAAATGTAGGTTGAGCCACTATCTTACCTTTCTGGTGATGCGCCCACGACATTACGGGCGTATGAATTGAGGATTGGTGTAAAGATTAAACGGTTTGCTTCACGGATTTCCATATTAGAACGTGATAGTTCAAATAGGATTTGTGCAATCTCTTCCTTAGAGGCTGCCTTTTGTTCTTGATATAGGTAGCCATTCTTTGCAATTGGGTTTTCATTAAAGTCAATAAATGAACGAATTTTTTGAATAGCCAACTGCATTGATGCACGGGTATCTTTAGCAATAGGTGACTTAGGTGCATTAACTGCATCTGCCAAAACATTTAATTGCTTCTTTAATGTACCGCGATTATCTGGGTTATTAATTGCTTCTTCTAGTGCTGGGTTTGAGTACATCAATAGTTGCCTATTGCGTTCTGCCTGAGCAATTACAGCCTTACGTGCACCATAATCTGCTACCTTTGAAAGGTCTTCCTTTTCCTTTTTAACATAGGCAAAGTAATCTTCCTTATCGGCAGCAGTCTGAATCTTTTCTAGGTAGTCCAATAAACCGACTTCATTTACAAGGTCTTCTGCTTCCATAAATGTGTAGATATCTGGATTATATTCTCCAACTTTTGGTGCAAAGATATAACCAATTTCTTTATAAGTATCTACAAAGTCGCGGTTCTTTTGAACCCAAGACTTAAGATTGTTTGTCTTGTTAATAAAGACCTGCATTGACTTTGTGTTGCGTGGGACAATGTAAGCCAACTTCTTAGGGTTCTTTCCAGTAAAAGTTGCAACTGCTAAGCCAAATGGGTCTGTTACATCTGGTCCAGAGTTCTGCAAAATACCCTCATAGATATCCCAGAATGAAGACTTAAAACTGCTAATACCAGTCTGCTTAATAAAGTCTGGTAGTCCAGCACTATCCTTAAGTGAAGGATATGCAGGATTTAGATTACCCAAAATAAACTGTGAACCAATAATACTATTAGCACTTATTCTTAGAGCACGTATGTACTCTTTTCTTTCTTGGGTTGTAGCATTTTCTGGAAGTGAATAACCAAATGCCTGATGATAAGCCATTGCTTGCATTACCGCACTTGTTTTAACACGGCTTGATTCTTGGCTTTGACCAACAGCAAAAAGACCAGTAGCAAACATAGGCACTGCAATCTTAAGTGCTTCGCCTAAATCTGTATTTCTACCAATATGACCCATAGCAAAGGTATCTAGTTGGTCAGCAGCCCAGTTTGTGTATGGAGAAAACTTATCTCTAAACGGAACCAGTGGTAACTCACGCAAGAAAGCCTTAGTGGTTAGAACGGCAATACCACCTTGTGGCCCAGCAAGCGCTGGAGCACCAGCATCTGGCGCAAAGGATGGGTTAAGCAGTCTCCACTTGGTAGCAAACTGTGTACCAATAGGAATTCTTAGGTTTTCATTACCAGTTAGTTTAGCAAGTACTGGATTAATAGCATTATTAATAACAGTATCTGTTGGGAAGATGACGTATTCATCTCCCTTTTCATCTGTATAAACAGAACCAGCAGATTCTAGACCCATGTGCAGCAATCGCATACGATACAAAGCACGCAATGGTTGCCTTGTATACATGCGGAACATACGGCGCTGGAAATCTTCCGTTGCTCTAATAAATCGTCCAAGGTGACGAATAGAAATAGCAAAAGAAGAACGAATATTTGGGTTATCAACAAACTCAAGTACAGCATTTGATGCCTGCTTGACTGCAATTTCAGATATTTGTTTTTCTGCTAGCAATGTTGCTCGCTTTTTAGCCTTAGCCGCATCCATAAATGGGTCTGCTTCAAGCATTGCGTTTTCGTGACGCTTTATTAGCATTTCTTCATAAGGCTTTAGTTGTCTAAATGCCTTGTCAATGCCAACCTTTAATGCTGGAAGACGGAAAAAACCTGTAACTTGATGGTCCATAAGTTCCATAATTGCGTTAGGAAACTTATCCATCATTTCACCAAAGGTCTGTACTTCCTTTAGTCCATCAAGGTCAATTGATTTTCCATTGATAATAATATCAGAGTTAATATAATCTGTAATTGGACGATATCCAACTGTAGCCTCATCAAACTCTTTGTGAGTTAGGCTTGCTACAGCCTTAGACCATGTGCCTTGATAGCCACGACCAAGCGCATCCTCTACCTTAATAACTTCTTTTTCTTTTCTAACAATTAAATCAAAAAGTTTTTTATTGTAAGAACTTAAGTTAGCACTTCCGTGGAAGGCAAAGCGCATATCTGCCAACATATCGTCAACCAACATACGTGCAATTTCTGCATCGCCATAACCCTTTTGGCGAAGACCGACAACCTGAGAAAATGGACGTAGTGCAGCATCTGTTAAATCTGCTTTATCTGTAACCCAAGTTCCAGTTGCATCATCAAAGTAAACTTCCATTTGCTTTAGGATGTCCTTACGGGCCATCTCAAAGTCGTTTCTTGTTCTCAAAGCATTGTGTCTAAAGAATGCAGATACAGGACTAAAGTACCGTCCCTCTACAATTTTGTATTCATTAAACCCAAAACGAAGGTTAAAGTTACGCCACATAATTGCGCCAACTTCAACTTCAGATAACTTTTGAACTTCACGTGGTGTCCACTTTGTTCCTAGTTCTGCACCATGCTCCTTTAAGAATAAACTAAAAGCATCTAAGCCAAAGGTTGCTTCAAAGTAATCTGGAGTAATCTTTCCACCAAGAATAGACTTTGCAGACATAGAGTTAACTACAGCACCACCAAAGTTTGGTTGGTGACGCATAACTTTTTTAAGATTGTTCCAAGATTCTGTTCCAACAACACTTGGATAAATATCCTCTGCTACTGAAATAAGTGCCTCGCGAATTTCCATATTGGAAATTTCAGCAAGTGGAACTTCAATATCAAGTTTATCTTCTAAAGCACGTTTAATTTTAAGTTTAATTTCTTCACGTTCTGCGGCTGGAATAGCATCGCGTGGGTCAAGAGGTTTACCATTAGGGCGAGTAATACCAAACTTTCTAGCAAGCCAGAAAAAACCACCCTTTACTGGACCAATACCAGCGCGACTTCCAGTAACTGCAGTTATTGCAGCCAGGTCTTGGTCAAACTTGCTGGCACCAAGAGCAAAAACAGACTCAGCCTCATTAACAAGTGAAAACATTAAACCTTCGTCAACATTGGTACGAACACCAAGACGTGGTGCAAGAGTTCCAGCAGCCCACCAATCGCTGTAGCGGCTAGCCATTTTGCTTCGAGTTACGCCACCAAAAAGATTTGCAGCAGCACGGGCTGGATAAGTTGCTTTGCTGCCCTCTAACCCCTTAGCAAGTTTACGAACTTTTTCATAAGAAGACAAACGATATAGTTCATCGTATGGCAGGGGAGCAATACCCTTTTTTAATTGAGATGGCTGTACTACTCCACGGCTTACAAGATACGGAATATTATTTTGTGTCTCGTAAATTGATGGATGTAGTAAATCTGCCCATTCTTCTGGGAATGGAGTGTTTGGTGCAGCATGTAAACCAGATGTATCGTTGTATGTTCTTTCTAAAATATTTAAAGCATCATCATCTGAAATACCCAAACGCTTCATAAAAGCATACTGCATATTACGAACTACAGTTAATTGAATATTTTCTGGTTGGTCAATAAGCCATACGGTTACAGCATTTGCTATATCATTTGGCAATACTGCTGCTGCTGTGCTACGGATAGCATCTGCGGTTTTGGCAGAGTCTTCTCCCCAGACAATCATTCCTGGTGAGCGCTTAGCGGCCTCGCCAAGTTTAAATAAAATTTGACGTGCTTTACCAATATCTTCTTCTAGTTTAAGTTCATCAACAATTCGAGTATTAACTAGAACATTATCCTCATCGGCAACACGGCTTAATGTTTCAATTAAGTCAAGACTTTCTTTTTCAGCCTTTGCTAATAGTTCCCCAGTTTTGCTTCTTGCTGTTGGGTTAAATACTTCGTATGCTGTTTTATGTACTGCGGATGTTAGCAGTCTTGTTTTACGTGCAAATGGAATAGCATTGCGTTGGAAAGATATTCCATCTACTGTGCCATTAAGCATCATGTTTGTATCATCTATGTAAGTAAAAAATACACGTGCAGATTCAGCATCAAATGTTCTGTTCTTTGCAAGAGTACGAACAGTATCTACGTTGTACCATTCTGGAAAGTCAAACTTCATTGACTCAAGAATCTTACCTTTTTCGTAAGAACCTTCTGCTTCTGAAAAGGCTTTAATGCGTGGACCAAGTTCATCATTCCATAACTTAGCCACGCTTGGCTCGCTAAATACCCAAGCCATTCCTTCTTCAACGTTACCGCGTTCTGCAATAAACTGATACTTTGCAGCAAGTTTTTGACCCTTAGTTTGAAACCCACCGAAACGCTTATAGGCTTCACCAAAACTAATGTTATATCCGCCAACACCCTTAACAGCAGCCTTAGCAGCAGTACCAACACCAGTGTAGGTTAATGGGTCAACCGCTAATTGGTATATACCATCAATTGGACCAGACGCTAATTTTTCAAATTGACGTGCACCCTTTTCAGTTCTAAGGTCGATACCAATAAACTTCCACATTTTGTAAGCAATGGAGTTATCTTGAATCTGCATAATCTTTGAAACTTGTGGGGTTGTGTCGCGACCTGGAGAAACCTGTGCATCCTGAGATAATTCATCTACAAGATTTTGAAACTTTTCTGGGTTGTCGCCAGCATACTGAATTGCTTCAGCAATAGCCTCGTCAAAATTACCATATAGACCAATTGACTTGCCAATAGATTTTTTTTCAGCAGTACCACGGGCTAAGGTTGTTAGAGCCTTTCCGTACTTTTCTTCATACTTGGCAACTTCGTCCCAGCGCCATGAGTTTGTACCATTATAGGCATCAGTTAAAAGTTGCTTTGAATAGTCAACACCCTGTTGTTTTTGCGCTCTTGCCTGATATGGAGTGTTAATAGTTTTGCTATATATTTCCATAAGTTTGAAACCTGAAACAAGTGGGCTAAATATTGTCTTACCCGCTATTTCAAGAGCACCCTGACCAACTTTTCTAAGTAAACTTTTTTCTGGTTGGAAAACTTCTTCATTAGAAAACAAACCATAAATGTTTTTTTGAACATCTGGGTCAAGGCCAAGGAACTCTTTACGAGCCTTTTCCTTTGACTTGGTTAAAAGTTCTTGGCCAAGTTTCCAACTACGAGCCTGCTGGTCAATAAGCCTTGCATCTATTTCAGTCATGCCAATAGAAACAGCAGTCTTGTATAGATTAGGACTCATTTCTGCTACAGCAGGACTAAGGTTCTTAAGGGTTTGTGCCACTAAATACCTCGTTGCAGTAGAGTATTATAAATAAGTTCTGAATCTCCAGATGGGTCATTTTCAGCAAGACGCTGCATAATTGTAAGAATGTTTGGTTCTTGGTTTGGAAGTTTAAGTGATGAACTTCCTGGACCATCACCAATATCAATACCAGAGGTAATCGGTTCCATTGTGCGCCGTGTAGGAGCCATAAGTTCTGTTGGCATTTCAGCCTCAATAGGAATGTTGCCCATAGCACTAGCACCCATACTGTTACCAGCCATTGGTGCTGCTACTTGGTTTGAGTAGGTTTCTTGTCCTTGTCCGTATGGGAGTCCTGAGATGTATCTAGCACCTTGTGTTGGTCCCCCGTCAGTGCGCTGAGAAAGAGCGCCAGGACCTGATACTGCTGCTGGGTTAGACGGTGCACGGTATCCACCTTGTACTGCCATTATTCATCTCCTTCGTCTTCCAATTCATCTTCAACTTCTGCTGGTTGGCCAAAGGAATCTTTATTGTATTCCTTAGCCAGACGCATCATGCCTTCGGCATTCCAGGGTGTCATTGCTTCTGACACTTCCGTATGCAAGTAACGAGTTCCATCATAGTCTGCCCATTCTGTAATTATTAACCAGTTAGCGCAGATAAAGTTAGCCCCATCAGGGTCTTCCTCTATTAGAACTTTTAGTGCTTGCTCTATTTTCTCCCTGAATCTCTCACTCATTTTGCGTACTGAATCTTTGTAATAATTGGTGCACTTGTGTGAATATCCCACATGCACGCTACTTCAATGGCTCTGCGAATTATTTTTTCCGCTTGTTCTGGAGTTTTCGCTTTATCAATATGTAAAGCCTCCATAACTCCCAAAGCAACATCGCCACCGCTCCCACCATAATAAATACCACGGATATCACGGTCCCAAGAATAATCTTCAAAGACAGGATAAATAACTCCATGTATGCTGATAATAAAATCTGAATCCTGCGCTGCTGCATCGCCATCTTCTTTCATGTCATAACCTGCATCAATGAATACTTTACGCATAGCAGGTATAAACTTTTGTGTCATAAACAAATCTAAGTTTTCTAACTTAGTTGGCTTAGGTGGTTTCCATCCAAAGTGAAGGATGTTAGAACCACGACTAGCACCAGAACCTGCAATTAAATATCCGTTGTTCTCGATAATCTTATGAGTAGCAATCGTCATAGGACGACCATTATCATCAGATGCTCTAGAATCGCAACCGATTACAGACCAGCCATCTCCTTGATAAGCAGCAAGTGTTGTCATTGTCCCCTACCTAGTTATCTTTGAGTTACGGTTCGTGCCGAAGCGTTTGCTGTTCCACCCATCGTTAGGCTGGAAAGTAAACTTTGTAATCCTTGTGGAGGTTGAGCGCCACCTGCTGGAGGAGCGGCGGGAGCAGGGGACGGTTGCTCAACCATAGGTGCTTCCCCAGCAGGTGGTAATTCTGGAGCGAACACTTCATTGATTGCGTCCTCAATCTGAGTGCCCTTCTGGCGCATACGGATAACTTCTGCAATCTTCTTAACGATTGTAGTTGGGTCTCCGCCATTAGCAATAAGTTGTGGAATAGCCTGTGCTGACGCATTCAAAGATGAAATAAGCGCATTGCGCATTTCTTCTATTTCAATCTTTTCCTGCTCCTGAGTTACGTTAACTCCAAATGGTAATTCACGCTGTGCCAAGTCCTTAGAGATTAACTTACCGCCAAGGGCTTGCAACATAAAAATAAGTCCCTGCGCTGGGTTAAGACCAGCCAACATTCCATAACGAACATCTGCGGAGTAGTCTCCCTTGATGTCCTTTGATGGTAGATACTCAATTGCATAAGGGCTACCAGAATCAACGCCACGAATTGCCTTTTGCTCATTAAAGATTTTCTCATCTACTTCAAAACAGAGTGAGATTACAGTCTTTAGTGTAGATGCAAAGATAGCCTGCGCTGACTTAACCTGTGTGTCAAATCCACCCATAAGGGCTTGCACGCCTTGACCAGTAATAATTGAAGCATCAACATTACCAGTACGTGATTCAGGGTAGCGTGTTCCAGTACGCAGTTCGTTTTGTAAAACTGCTTGCTCATTAAACAATGAGCCAGATACTGGTAGTTCAACTCGGCGAACACCTGCTGGGTTCTTAGTACGGATAACTCCGTCTCCACCAAATTGGAACTCGTTCACATCGTCAGGGACAATCAGTGGTGCTTGCACAGCCTTCTCTGTTGCTTCCATCGCAAGTAATGCGAATCTATTGCGAAGCAACTGAATACCGAGTACATCATCAAACTGTCCACGCATCTCACCGTCAACGGTTGGTCGCTTTGCGACTACAACCATCATCTTGCCAATAGGATTCTTAGCACGGGAGATAACTAGGTTCTGACGGTCTGGAACAAAAATAATAGATTGATACTGGTCGTAGTAACGAACAATCTCAACTCTATTATTCATGTCTTGGTCATATCCGTCACGACCAAGTAAAACGTCAGTATGCTCTGGGAACTGAGAAATCAATTCAGCCAGTGGCATAGCATAACGCTTAGCAAAAGCAACGCAGCGTCCGTAGCGGTCAAACTCAGGATACGCCCCGACAGGACTTTCTACGCGAATACGCGGCAACTTTGCTTCAGTGTCCAGTTCAATAATGAACGGAACAAACCCAAATGTAATGTACCAGTCAGCACCTGTGTACATTTGTACTTGCAACTCAGAGTTATAAAGATAGTTAGCAGCAATGCGGGTGCGATTATCTGCTGCTTTACGAGCACGGTCTTTAGTTTGGCTAACTACTGAGCAATTAACTGCTGGTAGTGGAGCCATAACTTCAGATAGGTCACGGGCTACAATGTCAACAAAGTTAGCAACTACGTTAGCCTCTACACCTTCTGGAAAAAACTCAGGGTATACATTAGAAATTAAACCTTGACGAACTAGTAGTACATCTTGATGGCGACTATCGCGTTCACGGCTGCGGTCCTTTAAGGACGCAACACGTGCAAAAATTTGCTTATCAGTTAGCATTATTTAATTCCTTTTTTTGCAAGATAAGCAGATGCTTTCTTTGCTATATTGGCTGCTTCTTTTTTGCTTATATCTGTTACGCCTAAACCGTACCTTCTAAAAAATGCATCTGCAATATCATCATTTTGTTTGAACGCATCTCTTTGAGCCTTGTTCATTTCAGCAATAATCTTTTTAATATTACTTAGTTCATTCTTTAATGGTGCATCTGAATTAGTAGGCAAATTTAATTCTTTATCACGTTGAGCAGGAGTCTTTCTAGAACGTGCTTGTTCTGCTGCCTTCATAGCGGCCTTGCGTGAAGCATCTAGTTTTCTATCTGTAGGTATTGCAACTTTCGCTCGTTCAGTTGCAGGAGATGGTTTAGCAACTCGAACACTTGGCCCTCTTTTAGGTCCAGCAACAGTAGTTGATTTAGCAGGAGTTCCTTTTGGTCGCAATGGTCTAAGTGCTTGAGATAGTCTTTCGTTACGTTCTTTTGCACGTAGCGCTCTAACATCTGCTGGTGTAACACGTTCTTTTTGCATTGAGCGAGTTACAGTTCTAGTATCAGGCTTTTTTCTGTAAAGATTATAAATCTCTTTAGCAGGGTCTACTTTTGGCGGGCGAACAGAACCAGTGCTACCTCTGCGTTCTACTACACGCTTAGGTGGATTAGCCACATCTGGTCTACGACTAGCGCGACCTAGTTTGGGTGCGCCAGTTTTCATTTCAGTACGGATAAGTTCTCGGATTTCTTTTTGAGTAACCTTCTTTGCAGCAGCCTGCATAAGGCGTTTTTTTGCTGCATTAGAGATGGCAGCACGGGCTATTGCCGCTACTACTCCTGCTGCTAGTGGTGCTGGCATCTCTGCTCCTTTGTTAAATCATTTTTCGTCTTGAAGGTGCAATCTTTTTAGGCTTCGGAATTTTTGGTGTTACTTGTTTCTTAGGACCTATTGGCACAGGCTTCGGAATTTTTGGTGTTACTTGTTTCTTAGGACCTATTGGCATTGGTTTTGCTTTTGCTCGCTGGTCTGGAGGTAAACTTAAATTTGGTACTCTCGTTGGCATAGGCACTGGTGTTGCTTGTCCAGGTGCACGATTAGGCTTACGCGTTGGCATAGGTACTGGCTTAGCAGTAGGTCTAACCATGCGCATTTGTGGCGAAGCCGCCTTCTTTTTTGCAATCATAATTACTTAGCCTTTTTAGCGGCTTTTTTAATTAATTTTGGAGTGTTTGCTGTACGACCTGACCTTGAAACAATGTTTGATGCTTCAGGAATTCCACCCTTAAAGTTTGGAACTTGTCTTGTAGAACGCATGCTGCTTACATACTTTAGTACTTCTTTAGCAGTTAAATACCTAGGTGTAACAGAACCACCCGCACTCGTAGCATTATAAAACAATCTTCCATCTCGATTAACGTAAACGTCATCCATCATTTTCTTAACCATTCCACGACCAACAGTGTCTGGTATGTAACCCTTAGGAGCCATTGATGGTCCTTGTGCTGCCTTTAATCCGCGTGCATTTGCCTTAGCAGCCTTTGCTGCTGCAGCCTTTTTCTTCATTGCTGCTGAAGTTGCTTCGCCAGCCTTTTTGCCCTTAACGGTTGATACGATTGCTTTTCCGATAATTCTTTTTAATGGCATTTTATTTTTCCTTTACTTTTTCTTTTTCTTAGAAGCAACTACCGCTGCTCCAGCGCCACCCGCTGCGGCACTTGCTACTGCTGTTTTCTTAACAACTCTTGTGGTTTTAGATTGAGTTGCCTTTTTTATACCTTTTACTTCGCGCTTTGCCTGACGATAAGCAGCAGCATACGCCTTTGCTTTTTCTGCCTGACGAATAGCATCTAACCTATCTAACTGATTAAGAGTCATATTGTCAGGAACACCTTTGCGTAATCCACCTAGTGATGGAGTACTCAACGCTGGAAAGTTTTTTACATCTACTCCGCCAAAACCTTTATCAAGACCCATTCTTTTTTTGAATGCATTTGACTCACCAACGGTTGTTGAACCATAAGAACCCTTTTTGCTGCTTTGCTTAGCAATTCGCTTAGTTGTTTTAGCAAGTTGCTTAGTGCCCTTCTTCATAACCTTGGCTTGTTTAATGGTCATGTTAGGTGTGTTCTTCAAATCTACAGAACGAGCAATGGTTTGCTTGTCTTTAGTGGCACGGGAAGACGCTACCTTTTTAATAATTTTAATTGGATTTGGCATTGTATTAAAACATCTTCCTCTTGCGTGGTGTTACCTTTTTAGTGGTAGTAGGAGCCTTAACTGCTTTAGTAGACTTAACAACTTTCTTTACAGCCTTGGATGTAGCCTTTGCAATCTTTCCATAAGGAACTAAATACATAGCAACATCGGTTGCATTCTGGGGCATAATCCAGTCATTAGAAAACTTTGCTACTTTGCCAGCAACACCTGGTAGAGGTTTTTGTTTTTTAATTTTTGGGATATCAGTACGATTAGAAGTCTTAGCCATGTTGGTCCTTATCCAAATTGTTCTTGCCACTGTTCTTGCAGTGCAAGGTCTAGGTTTACTGTTCCGCGTTTTGCTAGTTGTGCACGGGTTGCCCAACGATTATCTGCGTATCGTGAGATAACTGTGCTTTGTTGCATCAACTCACGGCAGCGTAGGAACGCAAACCACATGGCCATTACGCAGTCAGTCTTTCCTTTGGTCTCAGGCTTCCACGTAATCAGTTGTTGAATTAACGCCTTAACCCCTTCTGAACCTTCAGAGGAGGGAAATTCAATTGTGTTGTTCTTTTGGAATACTCCATCGTGCATAGTGCCTAGCATCGTTGACATAGATGCAACACCGTGAGAGATATCCCATTTGTTCTTCTGTGTGAAGTGCGGCTTCAAACTACAACCGTATTGCGATAGCCATTGACGCAAATCGGTATCAAGTTCATAGGCTTTCTGGTGTGCGTTAATCTCAACACGCAACTCATTAGGGTTGTACTTGATAACAAATTCTTCAATCATCGCACGAATTTTTTGTGGTGTTGGGTCGGACATGTTCTCACAGTCCAGCACATACATCTTTCCGTCTGCTCGGTTATAGGTCATCGCTACAAATGCAGCATGGCCTCTGCCCATAGCAGGGTCAAATCCAACAACTGTATAACCTTCGACACTGGTCGGATGTCCCACCGCGCCTGGTTTTAACGGACCTCGTCTACGCGTACCTTTGACACAAGCCTGAACCAGGGCGGGTGGGAAGATGGAATCTTCTTCGACATCCTCCTGTTGATAAACCAAAGCCCAAGTACTAGGTGTTACTTCACCACGGCGCTTGAACAAAGATGGCCCGTCCCACTTAGGATATAGCCCTTGCTCATCGGGTAGTTCGTCTTCGTCTCCATCCCATGGATGGTCAGACTTAGGCCAAAGAGTTACCCAGTCTTCTGGCTTCTTCCTAAACTCCAATACCGCAGGCATTGCCATGTAAGTAAAAGGGCACTTACCATTAGACCAATGCTTCGGGTTACGGAGTTCCTTGTAAAAATCATTCGCCGCAATTCGTGTCCCTACAATAAGCAACTTGCCGTTTTTACCTAAACGGGTAATAACTTCTTTTTGTAACCAGTTAATCTGCTTGTCCCACTCATGGGCGTTAGCAGTGGTAATGCAGTCGTCCAAGATAATTAGGTCAGCACGTGCACCGTAAATCTGTCCACCCATACCAAGTGCTTGGATAGTTGGGTCCTTCTCGGATGAATCTCTCGCATCGCCCCCAAGGTAAACTGTGTCTACCTTCCAGGTATCAGCATCTTGTTTCCAACCGCCCTCTGGTCCATAGGCTGTTTGTAACTTCAGCCAGCGTGGGTGAGACAGTCTTTGCTTAATCGCATACACGAACTCTCGTGCTTTGTTAAGGGTCTTACTGACCACAATGATACGCACATTCGGATTGAGGGCGATACGGTAAGTTGAGTAGTTAACGGTTACCACGGTAGATTTAGCATGCTCAGGTGGTACGTTAACCAATAGGCGATTCTGGTCGCCAGGCTCATAAATCATAGAATCATGGAGCCAAGAAGGTTCTTCCCCCTCAAGGAGGTCAATCCAGTCTTGATGGTGGTCAAAGACCTTTTGCCCCAAAAATACATCTGAGAACTGGGAAAAGGAAATCTCGTCCTTTGCCACTCCAAGGGAGATGGTGGACTTATTTTTGGCATCAGCCTTGGCATCTTCCAAATCACGGGCAAACTTCTTATCCCGCATGAGCCAGATTCTTAGGGTGTCTTCCTTGTACCCCAGTTGCTGCATAGCCCTAGGTGCACCCATGCCCTCGGCAACTAGCGCCAAAAGTTTGGCCTTTGCCTCCACGGTCTTTTGAGTGCGGGGGTTATTGCTCTTACTGAAAGTCATTTAGTATCCTGTCCCAAGGCAGTATTTACCCATCTACAAACAGCCTGTTCAGTCAGTTTGTAACAGACAGTAGATACAGTCTGTACGCAAGGGCCTGAAGCCCTTGCTATAGTATCGGCAATAAATTGCCTCTACTATATATTAATCCGTTCAACAGCCCATTCCGAACGGTTTGCAGCCTGTGATTTACATCACAATAGTATAACCGCAGGTCAGAGCCTGTATTAGCAGGGTAGTAGCAGGGGCATACTGTTGTACAGAAAATATTTATACAGAGATACTCTACTGTATCCACAAACTATTAAACAGTCTGGGGTCATTTAGACCCACAGCCTGTTTGCTGCCGCTCAGTCTGTACTGTTAGTACGCGCTGTTGCTAGACGGCTGTCTCGGCGCTCCCTTAATAACAATAGTCCGCGCCCCAGTTAAAAACAAAATCCTAACTGGCTAGCCTGTTCACCATACTGACGGGCCGTAAGTAGCATGGCAATCAAGCCCTTGAAAAGAGCAGGGCTTGACAGCCATGCAGTGTGGGAGGTGTAGTTAGAGATACTAACTACAGAGAGGAAACTATGAGTGAGTCACAGGGCATTACCATCACTAACGCCTGCTATGCCTGCTACATACTCAACGAACTGTGCATGGACTGTGAGGATAATCGCCTAACTAGAGAAGCGATTATGGCCCATGAGATAGTAGATGACGGTTCCGACATCTACAGATACGCTCCTATGTATACCAGCCTCACCAAGATAGATACACCAGAGTCAGGCCATGAATGGGTTGGCTCAACTACCAGAGTAGAACCGTACTTTGTATGGGCTACTCAAACATGGGAGGACACTCGAGAAGAGTTCCTCCCACCAATTACAGTGATAACAGACCGCCTGTTTGAACTGAACATGGAAATGCCACCAAACTCAATGGTGTGCCAAACCTGCCACTACACATGCAACAAGCATGCTGCATGTCCAAACTGCAACTAACCATCTAGGGCAGCCCCGTCACGAGTGACGGGTGCTTAGCCCAATCAACCAACTACTAGAAAAGGAAATAACATGTCAAACACATTCACATTCAGCGGTTCAATTGTCAAGGCAGTGAAAGATTACAATAATGTTATCAAAGCAACTGTAGTAGACCGCCGCTTAGAATATACACCCAACGGCGATATGGCTAGCAAGTTCACTGCAAGCCGTCAAATCACCATCACAGACCCTGCAATCCAAGCATGGGTTCGTGAGAACCTTATCAATTCCAGCGAAACCGAATTCGCTGTAAACATTGAAGGCTACATGACTTCAACCTTCTCTGAGAAGAACGATAAGTGGTATGAAAACCAGGTAGTAACTAAGTTATCTCTCCTATAATCTATCCGCAGGTGGTGGGGGCTACGGCTCTCACCACCTGCACTTTTTTTGTGGCAGGGATACCGTACAACAGCAGTAGAAAGCGAGTCCAAGTCGTGTCAGATACAGAAAACAATACAGTTTATTGTGGGGACTGCCTAGTTCCTATCAGCCAATGCTCACACAGAAGGAGATAGAAATGTTACTAGATTCATTGACCCTGTTAGCCATCATGATTGCTTTAATTACATCTGTAGCAGTACTCACCCTTGCTATCAGACAGAACGCAGTCCTTACCCAACAGAACATAGAACTACGCCGTGCTCTCAGGATAGCAAAGAAAGCCCGCAGCGTGGACTATTACATGGACCCAGACATAGCAAAGGAAGATGCATGGACAACCAAGTAAAGTATGCAATTAACTCATGCCATTCATGTGGCACAGACATTATGGTAGATATAAATAAAACAGCGCCCCGAAACTACTGCAGTCCATGTGCATGGACAAAGTTAGGAGAAACAAACTATGTCATACACAGTTGAGGAGATAGCACAGTTGAATGAATCAATGGAGGCTGCAATCCTGTCCATCAAGGCAGCCAACAATATCCTAGAAGAAATGATGGCAACAGGACGCATCTATGTGGAGGAAGAATAAATGACACCGCAAGAAATTAGAAGTGTAAGAAACAAAGCAGCAGAGTATGCCAAAGGGTTCTTATCAGATAAATACTGGGAAGAATACACAGAATTATACCAAGCGTACTGCATTAATCGTGGAGTAAACGTAAACAAAAGCCGTAAGATTCGACCAATAGATGAACGATTGTTAGTTAAGGAGTAACAATGGAACTAGAGCGTCCCAATACATGGTGGGCAATAGTTGAGCGTGAAGAAATTGACCAAGACTATGACATCAAAATGACAGATGAGCAGTGGGGTGTAATGGTACACAACTTGAACAAGGCTGCATACAATGCAATAGATGCAATCATTACTGAAGTTGTGGATGAAATCTAATGGACTTCGTTATTGTATGCATGCATTGTTGGAAGGGTACTAAGTATGATGCACTAGATGAGGTAACAGGATTACCTTGTGATAAGTGTGGAGAAATACTATGAGCGGACCATATACAAAACCTCAGTGCGCTGATTGCGACCAGTATGCAGATGAGTTCTGCAACAACAGTGGTCTATGTACTACATGCTGCAGTAAATGCTATGAAGGAGAAGAATGCGATGAGTAACTTAAACCCTGATTACTTAGACATAATGACAACGCTTAAGATAGTAAGACTAGTTGCAGGCTACACCCTTAGAGATGTAGAACGCGTAAGCAATGGTGAGTTTACTGTCGCAGCATTAGGTAGTTATGAACGCAACCATAGACCTATAACAGTTAAAAGATTGTTGAAATTGTGTGAGGTATACGGCATATCAATCGATGCAGTTATCAGACACAGTATGTATGGAGACCAAATGCATGTAATGAAAGGAAGAAAAGATGGGCTACGAACCACCGCTTGAAGATGACATAGCACTAGACAAAGACATAGAAGATGAAGATGAGGGCTACCAAGAACCAGATAGGATGTGGGGTGATGAATGACATATCAATCCTCCCTCTCACACCATTACAGTCCTGGGCATTCCTCATTACAGTTTTCTATCTCCTCTACAGATGGGTCGTTAGATGAAAAAACTATTCGCACTGTTTACCGCATGGTATCTAGCCTTCTTGTCAATGCTACCGTGGCACATGCCAGTGGTACATGCCAAGCCACACACAGAACCAAAACCTACAGAGATGAGCGAGTTCCATTGGACTCCTCGTGCTCTGAAGTTATATGCAAAACAGTTCATGCGCATGGCGTACCCAGACTGGAACTTGTCTGAGCACCGTGCACTAATGAAACTATGGGGAAAGGAATCAGCCTGGAATCCAGCAGCAGACAACCCAAACAGTTCTGCATTTGGTATTCCACAGTTGTTAAACCTTGACCCATCAACGCCAGCCCCGCTCCAGATTGAGCGTGGGCTGGCTTACATCCAGCACAGATACGAGAAACCATCAGTCGCTTGGTCACATTGGCGAAGCAATGGCTGGTATTAGAAAGGAAATTATGGCAAGAGGAATAACAGTTAAAGTTTCAACGCAAAAAGTAATTGCTGCGTTGGAAGCCAAGTTAACATCAGTCAAAAATGACTATGCAAATCAAGAAGAATATGAAGCAAAGTTCCAAGAAGAATTTGCTGCATGGCAAAAGTCAATAACAGACTATGCCATTAAACATATTGATAAAGCAATTAACTTTAGAACAAACATTCGCCATTGGCAAAATACAGTAAACATTGATTACGATGTTCCATATAGTGATAGTGATTTACCTGCTATGCCTGAGCGTACGTTTGAACCTATTCGTGAATATCAATACAAAGAAATTGTAGATGATATTACAAACGCTTTATCAATACTACGCATGACAGATGAAACAACAGTCAACGCTTCAACTATGAAGCAAATAGCAAAGTACCTTTAACAAAGGATAAATAAATGACAGTTGGAACACCAGGATTAAAAGAAGCAAAAGAGTTAGCCAAAAAACTATACGATGATGAGTTCAGCGCTCATTATTTACTTGGCTACTTATGGGCAACACTAACCCAAGAGCAACAACAAGATGTGTTGGAATCCCTCCAACGCTACACAAAAGAAAAGGAAAGCAAATGACAGTAACAACAGAAGAAATCCAAAACTACCACAACATCTTGCTAGATGAGAATGGTAAAGAAGAACAACTAGTAGAGCAACGCAAGCGCCTAGCAAATGCAATCTATTCACAAATTGATTCAGGTACAACACCAGATGATGACCACATTGCAGAGGTAACAGCAGGTTTGAATAAAGATATTCAACTGCGTGACTTTGTATTAGGTCTACCATCTGAGCGTCCAATTGCAGCAGTCAATACATATCTTGCATCCTTTATGGATGTAGTTCCAGGTGAGTTCATTGCACCAGTTGCTAGTATCTTGGCTGCAAATCTTTATTCAATTGAAGAAGATGAATCAGCAAGAGAAGTGCTATCACAGGCGCTAGAAAATAATCCAACTTATTCACTAGCAAACTTGCTTCGCCGTGTATTCAATTCAAACTGGCCAGCAGATGCACTCAAAGCAATGACTGAGGAACTTCATCCAAAGGTCAAGGCAGGGATGGGTATCTAATCATGGGATTGGATATGTATCTCTATGCTCGTAAGAGCATCTCATCTATTGAGTGGGAACCAGTAACACATAACAAGAAACTTAATGCTGATTACACAATCCTCGCCTCCCTCGTAGGGGCTACGGATTGGATGTATGACCCAG